CGCTGTGAGATAACGGGCGCACGGGAAATGACCATCCGACGCATCAATATCAGGAGTCATCGCTGTAGCTGTAGCCCCATCCCATTTTAATGCCGAAGCAGTAGTCACACCAGAATCGTTGTGCATCAACTCGCCGTTACTGATATACGTAAAACCATTGAAAGTTACAGCAGTGGGAGGTTGAACTGTGTTAAAAAATGGGTTAGCACCATCCGCTTGAACAGGACCTTCCACGGTAGTAGCTAAATCATCATTGTAATACAACTGGGATTGAGCAGCCCCAGTGTCTATAGTAGTGAAAAGAATCTGATTCTGACCCGACTCATAATGGGTCATCAACCTGTTAATCTCATTTGTTACAACTACGCTTCCACCTGCACCATCATTGGTATTGACTTTCGTGACACCATTACGGCGACGAACACCACCCCTAGGATCAACAGAAACGTTCAACAGGGAAGGAGATTCAGTATCACCCATGTTAAACTGGTCAGCTCGAAAATTTAAACCACCCGTGAAATCAGACTTCTCATCGTAACGATACGGTTCAGGAGAACTACCACCAGATGACTGTGCTTTTAAAGCCATCCTTTAAGATTCCCAAGTGTAACGCAAACGTCTAGGCAAATAAGCCTGAGACATCCACCTGCTCGCACGAACACTGTTCAACAAAACAGGCTGAGAAGCAGGAGTGTCCTCAAACCTTGCCCGAAGGTTCTCCAACTCTTGAATAAACTGTGCGTAATACTGTTGCCCCATCGGAGCATCCTCTTGCTGCTGATACGACCTGTAAATAGCGTACAAAGCAAGAACACTGCTGAAAGGATCAGGCAAATCAGGTGTGTTAGCGTCAGCTATCGCCGTGCGATAAATCGCTGTGTTACCACCAAACTCGACAGGATTACGGTAACCACGCAAATAAATAGTTCTAACACCACTCGGAGTTGGATAAATGCGTATAACCTGGTTGCTTATCCCAGCGCTGGCGCTTGAACCAGAAGCCCACATAGACCAGTACCAAGGGTTGCCTTGAGTGTTCGAGTTCAACGGGTAAATAATGTCACCCGTGTCGTAACCAATAAATTCTAAAATATGGTCATCCGTTTTCAAAGAAGCAACTTCACGCAAACCAACATTAGAAGGTGCCGAAGCGCCTGAGAAAGTAACACCATCGTGTGTGATGCTAAGATTGGTGGCTACATCTGCGATCGGGTAATCTTTCTGCCCGCCAACAGTGTCGAAAGTAACAGCAGCCTCGTAGAAAGGCCACCGTTTCTCCGAATAAACAATAGCGTTGTACCCTTCCCGAATAAACGTGTTTAGCGTCGAATCGGAAATGTCGTTTGATGTTATATCAACTATGTCACGGACATAGCTTCGCATACTGCTTAGTTGCAAAATAAACCTCTACTCGGTTTCAGGTTCTATAACCTTTTCAGTAGGTGCTTCCACAGGAGCAACAGGGCGAGCAGACGTATCTGCTACACGATGGATTCTGCGTGACGTTCCCACGGTTTGAGGCCGTGGAGAAGCATCCCGAAAATTGGTGCCAGCCGCAGGTTCCCCCGCTGGTCTAGCCCCTTTCTTATACGCATACTGATTCTCATATCCCATGTTGAACTCCTATGAAAACTACCCCTATACCGTCAAACTATGCAGGTGTTATACCGTACAAGTACCCTTGACGGGCGCGGTTACTGGTTGTCAACTGGCCGTAGCACAGTAGCTGTGAGTAAACCGCATCTATGTTAGTTGGGCGCACAAACGGGGTTGGTTTAAACCATACGTCGCTGTGGGCTACTAACTGAAGGTACTTGGTGTTAAGCATATACATTTTGCCTTCACCTTCGAGAGTACCATCAAATGTTATAGGACATCCCTTAAAGAGAAGATTCTGGAAACCACCGTCAGCCATGTCGGTGTCGGTGTACCTGATCTGTCCCTCAAGGAGAGCTTCATACGCTTCGTACTGAGCTTGTCCTGTGATTATGATTGTAGGCTGGTCATTACCAACTGAACAATCATTGTAGGTTGTAGCCATCTTTGCTTGAGTGATAGCACCACCAACGTTTTGAACTTGTGATCTCCACCACGAGTTGTCACCGTCAGTAGCATCAATACCTGCAAGAGCGGCTGAACCGTCATCATTGCCAAGACCTACTAGAGCCGCTAGACCCATCCAGTCTTTACCACCATTGCCTGTGCTGTTACCGAAGAACATGGCGTTTCTTGAGTTTGGAAAATTTTTCCTTCAAGAAGGTCAATGATTTGTGCTTCGCCATTGTTTTTGGCTTCTTCAATACCGTTGATCGTTACTGTAGCAGCGTACTGTTTCCAATCATACTCAGCGGCTGTGATGCCAGTCTGAGCAGTAGTGGAAATAGTATCAGTGCCTGAGTAAGAACCAGCAGTCGAGTTTGTTCCATAAATAATAGGAACGACGATCTTTGCACCACCTGAAACACGCCTAATTGTCTGACCATTTGTTAAAGCGTAGAACAGTGGTCTAGCTGTGAAAATGTTATCAGTTAATTTAGGGATGTAGTTTTTCAGTGTGGTTGACAGAATCTCGTCAAAGTTAGCGTTTCCTGCCGCCATAAGTTTTTACCTCACTAATAGTTGTTTATCCTGCAAGCTCCCGTTTCGCTTCAGCGTAAGCCTCACGAAGCGAGCCAACTTGTTTAGGAGAAGTTTCTGTAGACGAACCAGTCTGTTTAGAACCCGTCGGTTCAACAACACCTGCGTCACGTTTAGCTTCAGTGCGTTCCTGCTCTTTTTCCAATTTCTCTGCCCTATCAGCAACATCCCCGTACCGCATGTGTGTTAACGCAGCTTCCAGGTTGCCTATCCGATTGCTCAGAGCGTGTTGGTAAAGTTCAGACTCGTCAAAGTCGCCGTACCTCTCTTTTAAGTTGTCAACTTGCTTTTCCATTTCATTACGTCTGTGTAAACGATCTTGGGCTTCCAACCTTGCTTCCAACTGGGCTACCCTCAGCGACGTTGGATCCTCTGCCTCATAATCCGAATCGTAAGATCCGTCTGATATAGGCTGATTATCAACCCCGAAAGCGTCACCTAAAGCTGTTAGCGTGCCTGCTGGATCTGACTCCAGTGCAGCAACTATCGCTTCTGCCTGTTGCAATCGTTTACGTTCGGATGCCAGTTCCTGCGTTTTACGGGTGTAATCCGACTGTCTCTGGTATCCATCCCGAAGCTCATCCAGGCTGACCTCTTGCTGCTCACCATCTACCTTAACGGCGTAAGTGTCACCAGAAGGTTCCTCTTGAACCTCAACTGAAGATTCTGGAGTGTCCACCTCGGTGGATTCCGTTACATCTTCTTCCATATTCTGTTTTCTCCTTTGGAGTCCTAAGGGTTGCTCCTATAATCACAGGATTTAGTGTCCCATGAAAACTGTTACAAAGCGGGTAAATCCATTCCCATTTGACCTTGGAGTTGCGCTAACAACTCTGGGGGAACACCGCCTGTTGGCGCAAAAGCGCCTAAATCTGGGCTTTCAGGCATAGGAGCTTGCGCCCCGCCGAAAGGATTAAGCACCCCACCTGACTCGGTTTGAGCCGCTTCAAGATCTTGAGGTGTTTGTTGCCCTTGTTGTATTAAGAACTTGTCAGGGTTTTTAACCCCGAAACCTGTCTGCAACACGTATTTAGCTAAAGCAGCAGGGTCAATGACCACACCCACCAGCGGGGCGACAGCGTTCATCAACGACACTGCCTGCTGTTTTCGTATAGTTTCATTCATCGGCTGAGTTGAACCGCCCTCAACGGAAAAGTCGTACTCGCCTACAATGTCGTCACGTTCAAACGGAACGAAAAGATTCTCGCCGCCACGATCAGCGACCTGAGCCATCTGTTCACCCGTCATAAACTGTTGCATCAACTGAATGACACGACGAGCGAGATGACCTATACCTATTTCAATAATAGCTAACTTGTCCGCAGCTCTAGCATTCTGAGCATCAGCGATAATAGACGCTTCAGTAGCTGTGCGCCTAATTTCAGGCATTGAACCACGTGCGTATTCAGACACGCCAGACACAGTGTTGATGTCTTGTTCAATAATAGCGGAATAGTTGTAAATCTCAGGAGACAAAGGAGTTTGAGGCATTGGTATAAAAGCCTCACGACCTTCAGGGCCGAAAGACCTTTCGTGGAACAAATATTTGCGGGCGTAACGTTTACGTGCGTTAACCAACTGGGAGCGTGTCTTATCTAACTCCTCCTGGAGAGACTCGATAGCTTCCAGATCACCCATCGGATAGAAATAATCGGGTACATCATAGTTGCGTAACATGACGAAAGGCTGCCCATAAGCATAAGGCATAGGTATCGGATCAACTAAAAACTCCTCACCGTTCTGAGCTAACACACTCATCTTGTTGTTAACAATGTCGTAAAACTCGAAAATGACTGTTCTGTCTACAATGTCTTGCAAATACTGGTCTTGCTGCTCCCTGTCACTCGGAGTGAACATAGGGTTCAAAACAGAATCGGCACCAAGGTTTTTACGAGCAGAAGCCTTGTAACGTTTATCTTTCTTAGCTTCCTCCAAAGGTCGGACTATACGTTGACAAATCCACTGTGCATCCTCTAAACAAGTAGCTTCAGGATCAATGTAAATATCGTAAGGAGATACACGTTCAATGAAAGGCTGATCTTCAACAACCATCATCGCAGTGTCAGGAATGCTCGCAGCCATCTGCTCATCTGTAGGCAAATCACCTGCCATGACAGGGTTTTCCATAGCGAACAAATCTGTTTCACCAACAGCATCTATGAACATTTCATCACGTTCAGTGTCGCTAAGAGTGCGTTCCTGTTCAACGAAATTCCAACCGACCTTCAACCATCCGTGACCGAAAATAAGAAAATCTTTAACGGAACGACGGAAAGGTTTACGGAAATCGTGATGCCTCCACAAATGATTAACTACAGCTTCAACAAAAGCCGCCCTGTCCTCATCTTCAGGCTGGTTAGGGGTAACAACTATTTTAGGGTGGTTAACTGAAACAGCGGGAGCTATAACGTTAACAGTTGAGAAAGCCAAATTAACTGCGATCAGATCTTCGTTACTGACCGTCGTGTTAGGCCAATGTTTCCCACGGTACAAATCAACCATGCGTCGCCACAACTGGTCATAACCCATATCATCACGCCAACGAGCCGCTGCCGTTATTTTCTGTAAAGTTATGCTGTGTTGTTCAGCACGGGTTTTGCGAGCCATCAGACCTTCTCTATGTTCCTACCTTGAGCTTTCGCTTCGGATACCAGCTTGTTTTCACGTTCACGTAAAGTTAAATGCTGCTCATCAGGAGGCAACATGGAACGGCTAACCGCCCCTGTTATCACCCTGAGTCCCAACAATTTTTGCCGCCACTCCCATAATTCTTCAAGCTCAACATCCGTCTTAGGCCCCTTGTGGGCTTCGACGTATTCTGCGAACTCTTTGAAAGAAGCGTCAGGCGCTAAAATAGCCACTAGCTAGGGCGAGGACCGAAACCTTTAGCGTTCCAACCTTTTAAACGTGGTTGTGGTTCCGCAGGTTCAACCTTGCCAGTCACACCATGCTGATTCATAGGTGTTTCACGAACAGAAGTCTCACCATAACCACCAGTCATGTGAGCGTACTCTGGGCTGTCGAAACGTTGAGCGAAATCCTGAGAACCACCTGGTTCCCATACAGGGTTAGCTACAACGCTTGAACCACGTTCCATTTTGTTATTACCACCCGAAGTTCCAGCACCATCAACATTTTCGCTGGCGCTAGTGTGGGAAACAAATCTTGCCATCTGAACCTCCTCGGTTCGTATAGTCTCTAAATAATACGGTTATACTGTCCCACGCACCGTTTTTGAACCTATACGAGTAGCTGAACTCTCCTTTTCGGACAAAGCAAGGTTCTTAAACCAATCTATAGTCCAATAATCGTCAGCAGCGGGCGCATATTCGGGCATGAACGCATACTGGCGCATCTGATTAGACAAAGCCAAAGCCATCACACGGTCATCAAAAGGAGAACCAGACATGCTGCCACGCTCATTACGCACATAAGTACGCAACTCAGCGACAGTGTTCTTATCAAACAACGTCAACTCGTCGTTACGCAACGCCATAGACAAATCGTCAATCAACAAAGGTTTAGTAGTCCTAGTCGTTTTCCAACCAAACTCCTGAGAAACCTTATTAGTGACCTTATTCACAGAACGTTTCCTGAACATGTTAGGATACCCCAAATGACGCAACTGCACGATTGTAGTCAAACCATGATTGTTAGACTCCACGCAACACAAAGCGTCGTTATACCACAAACCCAACATGTGAACTTCCTCAGCGAGATTATCAGGCGGGATATGCCCATGCCAACAAGCAGCCTGCTCACCAGTACGAACATCCAACACCTGAATACACGAATAATCCCCATGAGCTAAACCCTCAGCCGTGTCAACACCCAGAACATAAATCTGGTTACTGACTGGTCTACGCCAAACTGTAAGCATCTTCTCTGAACTCCACCACCCGTTTAGCAGTCTCCCTCATATAACCCATAACACCAGGTTCGACTACAGTTGCCATAGCATCCAACTTATCTAAATCAAACACAGGGTTACCTGATTTGATAAACGCTTCTTCAGGCGTAGTCGGGTACTCCTGAGCCAACTGCCAAGACAACATAGAATCCTGCTTCGACTCGTACCAAGACTCATCCCTGTCCTCGGTAGCTGACCAAGGAAAAAACATAGGAGCGAACTTGTTGTTCCCAGTTTGAGAACCAACCCACAATTCGTGAAAAAAGTTACCAGAACCATTAGCAGTAGACAAACCAATAATGCGACCGCCAACGTCAGCGACAGGTTCTATAGAAGCCCACGCTTCCTCAGGGTTTGGAAGGAACGCCCATTCGTCAACCACAACCAGCGAAGCTGACTCACCTCTAGCAGGATCGGATGCTGAAGGCATTGAAGTAATTTGCGACCCGTTATCAAACCCCATTTTCTGCTGATGTTCAACAAGCGACACAGGACCCTTCGCGACCATCCACTCAGGTAAATGCTGTAAACCATATTTAGATTTCCTTAACAATAAAACAGACTCACGCTCCGTGCGTGAAAGATCAATAATGTTCTGATCGGAATGAAAAAACGCTAACCAAAACTGGTGAGCAGCGACCAGCGTAGTCCATCCGATCTGTCTAGCTTTCAAAGTTAAAGAATACCTGTGGTCACCCCAATGATCGATAGCTGTAGACTGCGCTGAACGCAACTTGAAAGGGATACGCCCATGAGCGGGATGAGCGATATGCCAATAGTTTTCCATGAAATACTTTTCGTCAGCAACGCAACGCCGCCACTCAGCTTCCTGTTGCAGTTCTGTTAAACGTGACACTAAACGTAAACTTCGACGTAAGCGTCACACTCAGGGCAACTCAAATTAGAAACCATCTTGTAACTATCATCCATAATCGCAGGGCGACTATCATCATCAAGATCATGGTCACCGCCCCAAATCAACTCAGTTTTACAATGCCAACAATTCATAACTGACCTTTCACCCTGGGTGATTGCTTAAAAATTCTTCATACTTCTCAGGTGAATCCAATATTATCGTAGTATACGAATAACTACCAGCACCCTTATCATCTTTCCCCAAAGTAACAGTAATAGCACCCACAAGCGTACCAATAGCCACCAACAAACCCGTAATCGCTGTAATCAACTTAACAGTCTTATTCACTAAACCTCCACAAAAATGCACTCACCAGGACACTCCTCAGCCGC